AATGAATGAACAGATAGTATTAAAGAATGACCACGGCCTAGGCCACTCCAACGGAGTGCAAAACTATATGCGACAAGCTACGGATGTAGCTGGCGTGTGTAGGGCAATCGTAATGGAGACAGCCCAACAGATAGGCAAGGGCGATAAAAAATATGTACGAGTTGAGGGCTGGCAATCTATTGCAGTAGCTCACGGATGCGTAGCAAGTGCAAGAGATGTTGAGCGTCTCGAAGATGGTTATAGGTGCATCGGTGAGGTGAAGCGAATGGACAACGGACAAGTCATATCGAGTGCCGAGGGGTTCTTGGGTGATGATGAGCCAATGTGGGCAAGCCGTCCCACCTACGCCAAGCGAGCGATGTGTCAGACCAGAGCAATCAGCAGGGCTTGTCGTTCTGCCTTTGCCCATATCGTAGTGTTGATTGATAAGAGTCTCTCAACAACACCAGCCGAGGAAGTGCCACACGGCGGGTTCGAGGACATCAACACAGACAAATACGAACAAGCACCCAAGCCAGTTAAGCTAGACAAGGTTAAGTCTGACTCGATTAGTAAAGCAGACCTAGCCGACATCACGGCAAAGCTCAACGGAGTTGCGGTCAAGACGAATGGCGGTGAGCCGAGAGATATGGAGTTGAAGTTCGGCAAGCACAAAGGCTCCACCCTTCGACAGATCGCCGCCTTCGGAAACAAGGGCTTGGATTACTTGGAGTGGTTGTCGAAGCAAGACCTCAAGCCCGGTGCAGATGGTAAGCCATATAAGAACGACATTATCCGCAACGAGATCATAGCGGAGATTCTTGCTGAAGCCGATGCGATAGCCAAAGGAAATCCCAACGATGAAATCCCATTCTGAACTAATCCAAGACATCATCAACGATGCGATGAGAAAGGCCGCCACTCTCGAAAGGGAGAGGTGTGCCGAACTCGTGCAACGCCTATCAGACGGAACAGAAGATCAAGTGATTAAAGAAATCCTCAACGAAGTTGTGACAGCTATTCGGAGGCTTTTAGATGTCCGTTGATGTTCAAGTTCCAGAGACGAAATGGTCAATGATTCAATGGCATACAGCCAAGGAGAGTCCTAAAAAAGATGAGAGAATTCTTATGGATTGTGGCGGTGTGGTTTATAGCGGGCGTTATGTCGATGCTCGGTTTGTTTGTATTATGGGTGAAATTGCTAAAAAAGATATTCGGCTTTGGTCAAGCTGGCCGACTGCACCCAAATGGTGATTTTCCTTTTATCCATAGGGAAAGTTTTGTGGGACTTGTTCGTAATCGCTTTAGGGTGCTTGAGTCTCTATCTCACAATTATATTCGTGAGCGAAGCATTGTGGGATTTGGGAAAAGACATAATCGAAAGGATTAAAAAGAAATGAGCGTTAAAAGATTAAAGTTAGTAGATGAGTTTCACGCAATCGTGTCGAAAAGGCTGAAGGAATTGTTCAAGGACTTCGACCACGCAAAAAGGGAAAACTATAAAGACATCATCAGCCACCTCGACTACTCGCATCGTATCACTAAAGAGCTATTGGAAAGGGCGAAGAAATATCAGAAGATAGATATGGAAAAGGCCAAGAAATGAGGCGGGATTCTTTCTGGTTTCCCTTTGAGCCTAACCGCTGGCTGGCTAATGAAAAGCTGGCATTGGTAAGCCTTGCCTCTAAAGGGCTATGGATTCACTTGCTCTGCCTTATGTATAAGGCCAACGCCGGCGGGAAGCTAACAATCAACGGACATATACCAACCCACGAGCAGATCAGCAGAATGGTTGGGCAAGATTCCAAGCCTTTACTGCAAGAGCTTGAGGTTGCTGGGGTTTATGAGCTAAAGGATGGGGCAATCTATCACGGAGGAGTGGCCTCTGGACTAGCAAAGATGGAGGAAAGATCGGCTGGATATGCACGAAGGATGAACCATAGATCGTCTATCTATGTACCATCTATGAACCATCTATGTACCAAAGATGAGCCATCTATTGTATATAATAATAGTAATAGTAATAGTAAGATAGATAACAAGAAAGAGAGAGAGGGCTTGCGCCCCACGCTGGCCGAATGGATTGCTTTTGCTAAAGAGATCGGATGGAGGCAGACGGACGCAGAGTCGGCATTTGATTACTACCAGAGCAACGGATGGAAGGTGGGTGGAAGGGCATCGGTTAAGGATTGGAAAGCGTGTGCAAGAAACTGTCAGAGGCGGAGCAACCAACAACCAACCAAAGGAAATCAACCAATGAAAAAAATACACAAGTCGGGGTGCGAATCCCCACCAACATACAAACTAGCAGGGTTTAATACTCACGCCGAGTGGGTGAATGCGGGGTGTCCGTGAACGAGTTAGTCCTAGCGGCCACAATCCATAGGGTTAAGATGTGCGAGGACAGAATTAGAGAGTTCGAACAAATGGTAACGACACTAACCGCACAAATGGCACACAATCGAGCAGAATTGGCCTCTAAAGGGCTTGCAAACCTAGTTATGGGTACAACTACCCCCCTAGACATTCCAAAGGATTTAGTGCCAACCTACGGAAAATATAGGGCGAGGGGCAATCGAACCCACGCAGTTGTTATGAAGCGTTGGGAGATTTGGAAGGCTCAACACGAGTCTGGGCTTTCACTTCGAGATATTGCAAAGGCTTGGGGATGCCATCCCACAAGCGTTCTCAATGCCAAGAATAGAAACTTCAAAGCAAGAAAAGCAACTGGGAGGAACACAAAATGATCGCTATGGTAGAGGCAGAGCAGTTCGAGTTGCCTTTTATGAGGACAACGCACCCAGTAAAGACGGAAGGCCACGACCAGAACGCTCGCATCCTAGCCCACTTGCAATCGGGTCGAACACTCACGGCTCTTGAGGCACTCGATTGGTTCAAGTGCTTTCGCTTGGCGAGCCGAGTTTGTGATTTGCGTAAGGCTGGTTACGATGTGCAGAAGCGAACCATCAAAACCAATAGCGGAAAGAGCGTAGCGGAGTATTATTTGTGAGTTTTGGCGGCGATAGCTCAACAGTAGAGCTTCCCCTATTCCAAGGGGAGGATGGCGGTGCAATTCCGACCTCGCCGCTCCAACTTTTGTTTAGGCCAATCACAAATCACACGGCCAACCTTGTTGCGGTTGAAAGCCACTATGCCCACAGAAAAGCCCCTATAACTTGGGCATTCGGAGCATTCTTTAATAACAATCTGGTTGGCATAATTACATTCGGTAAGCCACCATCACAGCATTTGTGCATTGGAGTTTGTGTCAGAGAAAACCAAGAAAGGGTGTATGAATTAAATAGGCTTTGGATGAATGACATTTGCCCAAAAAATAGCGAAAGCAGATTCATCGGTTGGGCGTTAAGGGAGTTAAGCAAAATAAGGCCATCCCTAATAATAGTAAGTTACGCAGACACGGAGCAAAACCATTCTGGCATAGTTTATAGATCGACAAATTGGATTTATACTGGGCAAACAAAGCCAGTTTTAGAATATCAAGTTAAGGGAATCAAAATGCACAGTAAAACTGTATCAAACAGCGTCCCACAATCCACAGACAAGAAAAGCAAAAAGCAGATGTTGGAAGAACTTTATGAAGATAATTTTTATATGAAGGAACGGAGCAAAAAACATCGGTTCGTTTATTTCTGCAACCCAGAGGATAGAATGCTTTTGAAGTGGGATGTTGAACAACCAAAAACTACCCCTTGCCTCAATAAAAACTCAAAGTAAGTTGCAAACTCAATGAACGAAGCATACACAACCCCAGATGCCAAGGCCAAGGGCATTCTTTCTGACCGATACCCCGGAAAGGAACTAGAAAAGCTCTACGCCACAACTCGCAACCAAGCCACGATTGATATGCTCCGAGATGCCGTGTTCACGCTTATAACCAACGAGATTCCGACTTGCACGATTGCGGAGGTGCTAAAGAAAACCCACGGAGCAATCCAATACCACCTTCGATATTTGGAAGGTAAGGGCAAGATCAAAAGACCAAACAAGCGATGCCATTGGACAGAGGTGAAGCGTGAAGATTAACAAAATGGAACGGAAAGAAATCGAGGCTTTGATCGATAAACTCAAGACCCCGATTGACAACGCAGAAGGAAAAAGAACCAAGGGAGACGAATCCCCATCGAGACGCTACTGCCACCTATGCGAGCGACTCCACTTCTTAACGATGAAAAAAGCCATCATCATCCTAGCCATCACGCTCTTATGCTCAAGCCAAGCGGCGAACATAATGATCGAAACCCCAAAGCCACCAGCCAAGAAAACAATCAAGGCTCGCATCACGGCATACTGGTTGGGCGAGGACGAGTTTGGCTATAAAAGCTCTACTGGAAAACGGTTGGTATCTGGGAAGTCTTGTGCAGTAGACCCTAAAATCATACCCTATGGAACGACCCTACTAATCGAGGGGAAGGCATACCACGCTCACGACACCGGGACGGCAGTAATATCACGGAAGGCATCGGGCAAAACCAAGCTCCCAGTTGTAGACCTTTTCTATGCCACGGAACGGCAAGCAAAGCGGGAGTTGGCAAGGGTGGGACGGACAGCATTAGTAGAAATCCAATGAACTACCACCAAGGCCAAGACCCAGCGGATAGCATCTTGGCAAGCTACACGCCCAATATGGCTGACCACATCGACACCCTAGAAGATCGGGTCAAGGAGCGACTCGCCCAAATGAAGGCGATGAACCCAGCCATTGACCTAGACCAACTAGCCAAGCTCACGGCAGAGGTGGTTGAGCAAACGATAAAGCACGAAGGAGATAGCCAAATGTTGAGGCATAGGCGAGACGATACATTGGACGAGGCACTACTAGCCCTAGCATCGAACCGAAGCCCCGACAGCCTAACCTCAATAGCCAAGCGTTACATCAACCCCTCTACTGGAAAGCCATACACAAGGGCGGCTATTTCGGCTCGACTCACGGAGTTAAGCCAGCGCACCGGGCTAGTTTTACGCATCCAGCGGAGCGAAAGGGTGCGACAAATCTACAAGGAACGAGCCTTACGAGTTCACAAGAAGAGGAGGGAGGAATGCCCCAAATGGAACAAGGAAGCATGGGAAAAGGGCATAAAAAAGCGAGGGAAAAAACGGTGACAACTGGGTCAAAAGTAGTGTGCGTGGACGACAGATTCCCGCCCGACATCCTAGCCTTTTACAACGCCCTGCCAATCAAGGATAGGCAATATACCATAAGGGGCATAGGCATCGGGGTGGCACTCAACGGAGAGGCGGGGGAAGTGGTGGTCTATTTAGAGGGCATCAACAACCCATTAAGCACGACACCACCCCACCCGGAGCGAGGCTTTGCCCAGCACAGATTTAGAGAGATAGAACCAACCGCAGAGGTCAAGGCCGAGGAGTTGGCCGAGGCTTACGCATAACAAAGAAGGAAATCCCAAGATGAGTGAAAAACAAATAGGAATGGAACTGCAAAAAACGGTGAGGCTTTTGGACAAGGCCAAGCAGAACGCTATTGAGCAGATGGGAGAGGCCATAGGGCTAGCCGCCGATGCTGGCGACCTGCTCCTGTCAGCAAGGGTGGAGGGGCTAGACCTCGATACCATACAAGAGGTTGCGGGTATCAATGGGGAGCAGGCAAGGCGTTACGAGCGTGTAGCCAAGGCAAGGCCATCCCTGCAAGCCCCAAGCCCTAGTGGCCTCAAGCAGTTAGCCCTATGGACTGGGCTACTACCAGACCCTATCGAAACCAGCAACCCCAAGGCCGAGCAAGCTTGGCATAGCTACATCATCAAGGCTCGTCAATGGCTTGCGCGTAAGACCCCTACCCAATGGACACCAGCCCAAAGGACACAATTCGTTGAGGAGGCAAGGCCAATCGTTGAGGCTTTTGTCGAGGCGGGCGGTAAAATTTGAAGGCCAAAATTTTTGTCGGCCAAAAAAAATTAGGAGACTTCCGCGCCCAAAAATCTCAATTTAACAGGTTCCCAC